TGAAAACCAGTATTATCAACGGCTCGGAAGTGTCTAGATTATCCGTGGCGATTCACAGTGCGCTTAGGAGAAGACTAATTAAACTGTGAATTGAATTAACTAGCCCCGCTCCGGCGGGTTTTTTTATTGCCTGGAGAAAAGTAAATGGCCGCAGAACAGGATGCAGGAAGTATCGTTTACACCGTGAGTGCTGATGTCGAGCCGCTGCTTATTGGGCAGAAGCAGGTCAATGAACGCCTGGATCAGATGGAAAAAAAGTTTGATGAATCCACGAGCGCAATTGGCAGGACAGAGAAGTCTATGTCTGGTTTGTCGCGTGTCGCAGTCTCTCTTACCGCGGTATTGTCTGTACAGCAGGTGGCTGAATATGCCGACGCATGGGCTAATGTGAGCAACAAACTCTCCAACTCCCTTCGCCCTGGCGAGCAATTGGTTGATGTCACTGAACGCGTTTTTAATATTACTCAGCAAACCAGAAGCAGCCTTGATGCGACGGCATCACTTTATGCAAGACTCGAAAGAGCAACGCGCCAATATGGGACCAGTGCGGATGACTTATCCAAACTCACAACAATAATTAACCAAGGGTTTGTTGTATCGGGGGCCACTGCGCAAGAAGCTGAAAATGCCATCATTCAGTTGTCTCAAGGGCTGGCATCTGGTGCTCTACGTGGTGAAGAATTCAACTCTGTAAACGAACAGGGTAACCGCCTTATCGTTGCTCTGGCTGATTCGATGGGCGTCAGCATCGGGCAAATGCGTAATATGGCTGCGCAGGGTAAGTTGACAACCGATGTTGTTGTGAAAGGACTACTTTCGCAAGGTGCCACCATTGGTAATGAATTTGCCAATACCACGACGACTATCAGCCAGGCTTTACAGGTTGCAGGAAATAACATCACCAAATTCTTTGGTGAAAACTCTACTGTTAAAGCCGGCGTGGCGGTATTTAACGACTCCGTCATTAGCGTGAGTGAAAACATTTCCTCATTAAGTTTGGTTTTGACTGCCGCCGCTGCTGTTATGGGGAGTCGCTACGTTGGCGCATTAACAATCGCCACTGCAGAGAAGGTTAAAGCAGCCGCAGCGGCAAGAAACCAGGCTGCGGCCGAAATGGCGGCCGCACAGGCTACTGCGAACAAAGCGGCTGCTGATCTCCGGGCCGCTACAGTCACTAAAGAACGTGCGCTGGATGAGATTCGTCTTGCTGAAATGATGAAGTTAACGGCAATTAGTGCGACAAATGCCGCTGCTGCCGAACAGCGCCTGTCAGCAGCTCGCATAGCTGCCGCTGGATCTGTCGATAATTACAATCGTGCATTGGCTGCAAACAAGGCTGCTCAATCTGCAATACCAGGTAGTGTAGGGTTGCTGAGTCGGGGGCTGTCACTTATTGGTGGTCCTGCTGGGGCAGCTATGCTTGCTGCCAGTGCTATCGTCTACTTTGCTCAGCGAGCAAAAGAAGCAAGAGATGATGCAAATAATCTCGCCGACGGCGTGAACGAGTTGAGCGCTAAATTCCAGAAGATGTCTAACACGGAATTATCAGCTTCCATCGCTAAAATGAGCCAAAGTCTTCCTGAATTAAGTAGCGCTGTCGCTGACGCGAAAAAAGAGTTCAATGACGCAACCAACGCCGTCAAGTTTCAGCAAAAAGAAATAGCAGACTGGGGTACAAAAGTCACTCGAGGTAGAGAGGCTGTTGAGGCTCTCGGCCCAGCACAAGATAAACTTGCAATTGCAACATTGAATCTGGAAAGAGCGCAGAACCGGCTTAGCCAGACCCAAAACGCTATTAACATTGGACGCGCTACGCTAAACGGAACTATGAAGCAAGGCATTGATTTGCTTCGTCGCGATGGAGAACAGGCTGGTGTAGCGGCGGGAATGATGAGCAAACTTGGGAACATGATTAATTTTGCTGCCAGAGCAAAAGACAAATTCAACTCCCGCAGTCTTATGGTCGACCGTCCGAAAGATATTCAGGATTATTTAGATAAGCAGCAGGATCAAATAACCCTCCAAAGTGAATTAAACGAGAGAAAACGAGCCCAATTAAAAGCAGAGCAGGACATCAGGAATCTGGCGGCAAAAGATAATGCATCGCCAGAAGATACCGAAAATTATGTCCGGCTGGCTCGCGAACGAGCTGGTGCAGATTTTGATCTGGAAAAGGCTGAGGAGGCACGAAGAAAGGCGGCAGCAGAAGCTGAGTCGCAGGGTAAAAAATCAGCAAACCAGGCAGAGTCTATCGCCCAGAAACTGGCTAACCTGAAACAGCAGTCAGAACTGGCAGCAGATAGCACTCAGCAATTAAGCCGTGAGCAGGCGATCCTTACCGCTCAACAGTCATTAGGTAAGGGGGCGACTCAGGAACAAATCGCGCTGGCCGGGCAGTATGCCGCGCAAAAATGGGATACTGCTAACGCGCTCAAAGCCCAGGCCGCTGCCGAAAAGCTGCTTCCTGAGACGAAGGAAAACGCGTCCTATAAACAGGATATGCAAGACCTGAAAACGGCTCTGGATGCGAAGAAAATCACGCAACAGCAGTACGACCAGACCAGTGAACAACTGGAACAGCAACACCAGGTGAATCTTGCAAAAATCCGTGCACAGCAGGCAGTGACGCCACTGCAGTCGGCGGCCGGAGAGGTCGATCCTGTGCAGCGCCTGGCAAACCAGCATGCACAGGAACTGGCACTGATCCAGCAGTTTGAGCAGCAGGGTGTACTGACGCATGAGAATGCGCTGGCGCTTCGTAACGCTGCAGATACGCAGTACGAACAGCAGCGCATCGCCGCGCAGTGGGAAATTTATCGTAACCAAAGCGAGGCTAACGAGCTGCTGGCGTCTTCACTTGAAGGATTGCAAAGTGGTGCGTCGAGCGCGTTAACCGGGCTGATTAACGGCACGCAGAGTTTGCAGGAGGCGTTTGCCAATATTGGTTCAACAATACTCAACAGCGTAATTACCAGCCTTGTTCAGATGGGCATTGAGTGGGTTAAGGCCCAGTTGATGGGACAGGCCGCAGCCGCAGCGTCGCTGGCGTCCACAATGGCTCAGGCTACTGCGGCGGCTTCTGCATGGGCACCCGCTGCAGTCAGTGCATCAATTGCAACGTATGGCAGCGCGGCGGCTGTTGGGCAGGCTGCCTACGCAGGTTCTCTTTTGTCTGCCAAGGGTATGGCTCTTGCTGGTGCGCGTGAGCACGGCGGCCAAATTAACGCCAACTCAATGTATCGCGTGGGGGAAGGTAACAAACCTGAAATATTTCGGGCAACTGATGGCAGTCAGTACATGGTTTCTGGTGATAACGGGAAGATGATAAGCAACCGGGATATGCAAGGGGCAGGCAGTGGCGGAAGCAGTATTGTCCAGCACGTATCTTTCGAGATTAATACCACTGGCGGTATTGACGATGCCACCATAAAGCAAATGGAAGGGATGATGAAGCGGGTTGCTTTGTTCCAGATAAATGATCAGGCAAATCGTCCCAACGGCATGATCCAGCCTAGGAGGAAGTAATGCCGGAAACATTCACCTGGTCTCCACAGAAGGCCTACACCATCGAGAGCACGCCTAACGTAGCGGTCGTTAAACTCGGTGATGGCTACGAACAGCGACAGGTTAAGGGCATTAACCCCCTGATGCTGAAATATTCCCTGACGTTCAAGGGAGTCGATGACAGCAAATGCAGCAAGCCGAACGCAGCGAGGGAGGCAGAAGCATTTCTGAAAGCACGCCTGGCCGTCGAGTCATTTTACTGGACGCCGTCGAGTACGGGGACGCAGGCGTTGTTTGTCTGTCGCTCCTGGAGCATGACCAAAACCGGGCCGTTGTATGAACTGACGGCAACATTTGAACAGGTTCCGAGATAAGCCGAAAGGCGGGAGATAATTATGACATTAGAACAGCATAACGAAAAACAAACTGAAATAACCGAACTAAAAAAAGCGGCCAATAAGCAGGCCGCGATTATGCATTTAACACAAAATGATGTTGTTGTTAAGGTTGACAATACAAACTACATCATTCTGTCAATTTTTTAACCATTAATGCAATTTGTGCAATAGCTAACTGCGCCGACGCCTGTCCCTCATTTTGAGCATAATAACGATCCAGATTGCCCAAGAGTGTTTCTGCAAATCCGGGGATTTGGTCATTTAATGTCTTTGCCAAAATAGCATATGCGCCACTTAAGGCGTATTGTGCCGTTGTGCCATCAGGCAGAGGCATTGTTTCAGCTATTGATTCTTCGAACTTGTAATTCATTACTATTCCTTAGTCAGAGGTAATCAGCCATCCCTCCTTCCCAGAGTGCGCCAGCGTCCCACCGCTGACGGGCTGAAATCCGACCATACCCAGGCTTCCGGATATATCACATCCTGATATTTGATCACCTGTTTTCCAGGCCGCCGTGTGCGGCCTTTTTTTATTGGAGAAAATCCGTGCGCGACATTCCACCAGAGCTAATTATCGAAAGCGTTGATGCTGGCGTCGGCGCGTTTATTGACCTGTTTGAAGCCGATCTGCAGCCGTATGGCGGTGAGCTCATCAGATTCCATTCCGGCACGAACGGCTATTACGGAGATGTTATCTGGAAGGGCTACCAGTACCAGGCCTATCCGATCACCGTTGAAGGGTTCGAGAGTAAAAACGAAGGCACGTATGCGCGGCCACAGATGGCAGTGGCGGACGTTGCCGGGCTCATTGTTGGTATTAACCATGATTTTGGCGACCTGCTGGGTGTGGTGATTACTCGTCGTCAGGTTCCGGTTAAACATCTCGATGCCGTAAATTTCCCGAACGGCAACCCGGATGCGGATCCGTCAATGGAAGCGGTATCGCGTTATGTCGTGGAAGAAATGACAGATGAAATCGCCGGCGAGCAGATAACATACACCCTGGCGACGCCCATCGACTGCGACAACGCGATTATCCCGGCCCGCACTATTCTTGCAGACGTATGTCAATGGTCTTATCGCGGTAGCGGTTGCAACTATGATGGGCCACCAGTGGCGGATGAGCGTGATAATCCGACGAGCACCCCGTCACTCGACAAATGCTCCCACAGGAAAACGGGCTGCCGGCTGCGCTATCCGCGACCGCAGGTTCTCCCCATCAGCAGCTTCCCGGGATCAGATAAGGTTTCCTGATGCAGCAACTAATTGATTATGCGGCAACGTCGCAGGATGAAGTGTGCGCATTGATCATCGATAACGAGCGGGTATTTCACTGTCGTAATGAACACCATCTGCCGGATCAGCATTTTCGCATTGGTGATGATGACTGGCTGGCTGCCGAAAATGAAGGTGAGATCACGGCGATATTTCATTCTCACCCCCGAAATTACCCGGTGCTCTCTGGAGCTGATCGGCAGTACCAGGTTATTACCGGATTGCCGTGGTGGCTGGCGTGTAACGGGGTTCTGCGCAAGTTTCGTCCGTTACCTCACCTGCTGGGCCGCCGTTTCGAGCACGGTGTGACGGACTGCTACACGCTATTTCGGGACGCTTATCACCTTTGCGGTATTGACCTGCCTGATTTTGAACGTACCGACGGCTGGTGGCTGCGCGGCGAGAATCTTTACCTGAAAAACATGATGACCAGTGGTTTTCATCAGGTAGACACCAGCACTGCTCAACCCGGCGACGTCATCATTCGTCGGCCATTTCCGGGCGCGGACCCTTGCCACGCAATGATCCTGCTTGAAGGCGGCAAGGTGCTGCATCACGACTGCGCGGGGCACCTCAGCCGGCGCGAAGACTACCGGCTCGCATATCAGAAGCAAACCCATTCAATCTGGAGGCATGAACTGTGCTCATCTTTAGATTTGCGGGGCATCTCCGCCGACATTTCCGCAAGGTCGTATTGAACGTCGACACCCCGGCACAGGGAATTCGCTTGCTGCTCGCGCAATGTCCGGCGCTGAAAAAGGATTTTTTATCATCGCGTATTCGTCTGCGTGTTGCCGGGAACGATGTTACTGATGAAACGCTGTCTCTTCATCTGGACAGGAGGCTTCCCGACGGCTCGACCGTGTTATTCGTACCGGTCATTGACGGGGCGATAACCGGCACCTTTGCGCTGGTGGCAACGCTGGTCATCGCCGCAGCATCCGTTGCGTACTCCATTTACATGGCTCGCAACATGAAAAACAAAACATCAGCAGAAGCGGCAGAAACCAACAGCATCACCAACAACTCATTCACCAGTGCTGAGAACCGTGTCGGGCAGGGGCGACCAGTTCCTATATTGCTGGGGGAGATGCTGGTGGGATCTAACGTCATTTCACTGGGTATCGACACGTCAAATAACCAGGACTGGACAGAATCAATTAGCTAAGGTGGAAAGAATATGTCCTCAGGCGGCGGCAAGGCTTCAACCCCAAAACTTATCGACGACAATCTCAAATCAAAGCAGTTTTACCGCGTGTTGGACCTGGTTAGCGAAGGGCCAATTTTCGGACCGGTTGATCAGTCGCATTTGTCATCGTTTCTTCTTAACAAAACTGCCGTTACTGATGCAAATGGCACAGTCAATATTAACGGTGTGAGTGTGGCATGGCGCCCCGGTTCAGAGTTTCAGAGCCCAATTAACGGTTTCTCAGCGATTGAATCCACGCAAATTGTTAATGTTGAAGTGAAGTTTGATACTCCTCTGGTCAGGACTGTTACAGATGCAGACGTGACACGTGTTCGACTTAACCTTGGTGTTACTGGTCTTGTTAAGCAGGATTCGAAGGGGAACCAGGATAACACCACGGTGGTGATGGTGATTGAGACCCGGACGGGAACAGCAGGATATGCCCCCCAGAAAACGGTAACCATCACTGGGAAAATCAGCGGAGAATACCTGGAGGCGCATGTCATTGATGCGCCAGACACAAAACCATTCGATATCCGCGTGCGACGCATCACGCCGGACAGCACGAGCGATCTGCTGACCAATGGTACGATCTGGAACAGTTACAGTGAAATAATCGACGATAACCTCAACTATCCGTTTTCGGCTGTAGCTGGCGCCGTTATAGACAGGGGCCAGTATTCCGACACTCCATCACGTAATTACCACTTACGCGGACTGATTGTTGATGTACCTGATAATTACGATCCCATAGCGAGAACGTACTCAGGATTGTGGCAAGGAGGCTTTAAGCAGGCATGGACCAACAATCCGGCCTGGCTGTTTCGTGAACTCGCGAAAAATGAACGATTTGGGCTCGCCCGACGCGCAGGCTATATCGATGTGGATGACGGTGCGCTGTATGTCCTGTCGCAATACTGCGATCAACTGGTTAATGACGGGTTCGGTGGACTGGAACCACGCTTCACTCTGAACGCTTATATTACAGAGCAGGCTAGTGCACGCGATATTCTGGATAAAATCGCTGGCATGTTCAGGGGGATCGCGCTGTGGGACGGCATGCGACTGACTGTCATGCTGGATGCTCCGCAGGACCCCATTGCAACCATCACTAACGCGAATGTAGTTGACGGAAAATTCAACCGCAGCTCTGTAAAACGCTCGGAACAATACAATGCTGTTGTCGTTTCCTGGACCAACCCGGATAACGGATGGGAGCAGGATAAAGAGTACGTTTCTGACGATGAAATGATCGCACGCAGCACTTATAACGAAACCACCATTGAAGCGTTTGGCTGCACTTCGCGCGGTCAGGCCTGGCGTGCCGGGAAATGGCTTTTGGAAACGGCAAAGCGCGAAAGCAGCCGTCTGTCATTTCAAATGGCCCGTGATGCCATCCACTTCACACCGGGTGATGTGGTCGAAATCATGGACAATAAATACGCTGGTACGCGGCTGGGTGGTCGAATCGTTTCCCATTCCGGTGCAAAGATTACCGTTGATGCCGTAGATGCGTCGTTGATTTCTAACGGCGATACGTTGTCGATACTTGGCAGTAACGGAAAGTTTGTGAAATATGAAATCGACAGCGTGTCGGGCAATGTTATTACGCTGAAATCCGTTCCTTCCTGGGTGCGCGACGGTACGGTATTTGCTGTATCAACCCGACAGGTATCTGTTCGCTTATTCCGCATCATGAGCATTGCTGAGACTGACAATAATTCTGTTTACAGCATAACTGCGGCACAGCATGACCCAAATAAACAGGCCATTGTGGACGAGGGGGCTGTATTTGAGATCCCCAATGATACGCTGAATGGGTACCGAGTTCCCAACGTCGAAAACCTGCGCGTTATCAATACAAATAGCGAGACTGTTCAGGTAACTGCTACATGGGAAACAGCCACCACAACGAAAAAACTGATGTTCGAACTGTATGTTTACGACATGAACGGTGCAGTCGCTGCTCAGTTTGAAACTGAACAGTTTCGTTATGAGTTCTACGGGCTGAATGCAGGGAGTTACACGCTCGGAGTGCGTGGGCGTAACGAGAACGGTATGAAGGGTGCGGAAACGCAGGTCAGTCTGATTATTGGCGCGCCGATGGCGCCTAATTCTGTACAGTGGATTCCGGGACCGTTACAGGCAACACTGGTGCCGGTTATGTCGGTGACGGCAACGACAGACACGTCGTTTGAATACTGGTATGCAGGCGAGACGCCGATCCCCTTAACGAATGATATCGAAGACAACACGCAATTCCTCGGCCGTGGTAATCAGTGGACCATTCAGAACCTTAAATTTGACCACACCTATTACGTTTATGTGCGCACTCGTAATGCCTTCGGCGTTTCTGCGTTTGTTGAAGCGTCAGGCAAGCCGACTGATGATTTCAGCGATATTACCGACGCCATTCTGGAGGAAATAAAAGACTCGGAGCTGTTTAAAGACCTGATCGAGAACGCAGTTGAAACCAGCAAAACCGTTGCTGAGCTTGCCGCAACCATTACCCAAAATGCGGATCAACTGGCCGCCGCCGTCGGCGCAAACCGGCAGACGGCTGAGGCCATCATTAGTAATGCACTGGCTATCGCTGATGTGGTGGTGAGGCAGTCGGCACAGAACGGGGCAAACAGTGCTGAATTCACGCAGATGCGGGAAGTTATTGCCACAGAAACACAGGCCCGTGTTACGGATGTAACGCGCCTGGAGGCGAAAACCGACCAGAACGCGGCACAGGTAACGCAGCTCACGCAGGCGCTCGCCGATGAGACGCAGGCCCGCGCCACGGCGGTTGATACACTGACGGCGCAAACGGAGGACAATGCCGCTAACGTAACCCAGCTCACACTGGCGGTGTCGACGCTCGACAGTTCAACCGCATCCCGTTTCAACGAACTGTCAGGGAAAACGGTTAACGCGGCTGGTGGGGTGCAAAACACGGCGGTGGCGCTGATTCAGGAGACGCTG